CCACCTTTTTTCTTTGCTCCAATATCTACCCATTTTTCATTAAACCATTTTGTTAGCCCACCTGATTTCATACCAGGTACACAATTAGGAACCATACGATCCCCTTTTTTCTTCATTCCTTTTTGAACGTATCCTTCCCAACATGAACCTTTCTTATTCACTAAAATACGCCTTTAAAATTTGTTCCTTGAATTGCACTTCCACCACCACGCATTTTTAAACCAGACTTCTCAAGTCTACCTACTGCTGATTGTGATCCCGCAGTCATAAGTTTTCCAACTTTTGCTTTTTTAGGTCCCCAATCTTTTCTTTTTACTCCTGATGGGTCTTTTGCTTTTCCAGCACATATTTTTGAAGCGTATGCATTTGCGTACGCAGACGGGTAAACTTTAAATTTTCTTTTTGCGGCTGATTTGCCTCTAGCACATAGTTTTGTCATATCTGTTGCATCCTTGGGTCTGTTGATAATATATTTTTTTCTGCTTTAGGTCTTGCAATTGAATCTTTACTTCTTTTACGTAATTGAGCAGTAGCAGATTCTTTCTGCTGTTTCTCTTTTTTTAGTTTTTGTAAATCTCTTTCTAGGTTCATTTTTTACCTGCACCGTTTCTGAAGATTTGAGTTCCTTTAATTCCATATATCGATGCTACGACAAGTATCCAAAGATTTGTGAACCATGACGGGAGCTGCGAGAACATATCGAAGAACAATTTTACCTTGTCCATCGCAGTCGGATCATCTGATATCACCGCCCACGCAAGCACCAACACGGGCAAACTTAATATTACAAGGACCGCCTCGTCCTTCCAGTCCGATTGCCTTGCTTCTAATAATTTGCCTTGGTAAGCTTCCTGGCCTTGGGCCATTTTTGTAGCGTGCATAAGCTGTGCTTCTGACATAGCCATTTTTGTCTTCTGTTTGTTAGCGTAAATTTTACTTCCAGCACTAACAGCTAATTTTATCGCGCTTAACCACATTATAATATTTCTCCTGTCTTCGTTGACACATATATTCTATCAAAAGATCAATACATTCGAAAGCCCTAGGACCCGATAGTCTCCATCTCCAGGTCTGAGTCCAATGAGCCTTTCTAAGTCTCACTTTCATTACATTACCACCAAAAAAATTAGAAAATCTATCTAAAATATCTTTATCACACATTTCAATACCACATTGAAATGTTTTTCTACCTTGACCCTTACCCCAGATACCAAAACTTCCTTCACCATCAAAAAGACCGGCTAAGAATATTAATTTATTTTTTTCGGACAGCTTTTCGTAGGAGTTTTTTAGCATGTTTGAGTTTTATTCCTTGTGGATTTGGTCCTCTTTTAGGTGGTGGCCCTGAACGTACACCTCCGCTTAACCCTTTTCTCATTTCTTTGCTATTTTTTCTCTTGCTACTTCTAATCGTTCGTCAGACTGTTGCGCTTGTTCACTTAATTTGTCGTATTGGAAATCTAATCTCGCTGATTCTTGTTGCATGTCCATTTGTGCTTTCATTCTTGTCTCTTCAGCTTTTCTTTGAAGATCCATAGCTTTTAAATCTATTTCTTGTTGTTTTAATTTAACAAGTGGGTCTTGTTTTCCTGCTGCTTGTTGCATTTCCCCTTGAATTAACTGTTCTGTAATCTCTGCAACAGCTGTTGCAACCGCTTTATCAAAACGTATTTGATATTCTTGTGGATTTGCTTGTTGAAGCATCACCATATTTGGATCATTCATCAATTGTTCTCTAACTTCTTCTGTTGCTTTGAAAGAAACGTGATCAGAAATATGAGATTGTAGTAATGCATACACTTGAGGATTAATTTGAACCATTCTAGATTGCATAAACGCCATGTGAGCTGCAATATGAGCTTCGTGATCTTGAAATTGAAACGCAGTTAATAGTTGCATCTGTAAAGCACGTGCATTTTCCTTCGCAGGATCCATTGGTTCGGGAGCCGGTGGCGGTGGTTTCAATAATGCTTCTATTTGTTTAGTGCCCAACGCTTCATAAACACGTCTGTAAGCTTCGTGAATATTATGAATGGCAGGATTTGAGCTAGCAACTTGTAATTGTGTTTGTGCAAGCATCACTCTTTGGGCCATACTCATGATATTTGGATCGGCAACAGGTAAAATATCTACTCTATTGTCAAAATCAGTAGCTTTAATCATTCTTGGGCCACCGTAAACATCGTAAGGATACTCTGGAGGTAAAAATTCACCCATAATTCTAGCTAAAATTTTAAATTCTATCTTCATAGCGTAGTAACAACGCTTATGGACACCACTCATTACACGTGAGCCTCGTTCCATCATGGCAACTGTAGTTCCAACAGCTCTATTTTGTGCATCATTACCGATATTGTTATCCGTTATTGCTGCAAATTTTTGTCCTGCTTGTACTAAAAAACCTAAAAGGTTGAATAAAGTAGTTGAAGGTTCTGTAAATGGTAAATTAAAAAACTGTTCTCTAATATTTCCACCCGGTGCATCAACATCTCTAAACTCTCCAGGTTGAATTGGTTGGTCATCGTCCCTAACTCTAATACCACGTGATTTAAATCCAGCCGGTAAATTTTTTAAAGTACCCGCATCAATCAATTGTCTTAAAGATTGAGTTGCAGCTTGTGATAAACCACCAATCATATGTGTAAGGCCAAAGCCATAGAACCCTAATCCTGGTAAAAATTTGTAATGTACAAAATATTCTATTCTTTTGTATAATGGATCGTCTGGTCTGTAGTTTCTGTAGATAGATAAAATTTCATTTGAACCTTCATCAATAGTTACCACATATGGAATCTTAATACTCTTTGCTCTTGAATCAAATTTTTCATAATCATCTAAATGTAAATCAACATGCATTTCAAGAATTGTGTGTAGAGCATCATCGCCTGTATTTTTAACACCTTCAAGTTCATTTATTTTATCTTGCACGTTGTCCGTGGTCTCATTGTTATTAGACAACTCTACCTCACGATAAAAACCTGCTGCCATTTGTTTTAAGACTTCGTTTTCCGTCATTTTTTGAACGTGTGTAATTCTATCGGTATCTTTTAAATCGGACGCATAATAAGGAACCACTAAATCTTCCGCTGGAATAAATTTAGAAACAGGTCTTTGCATTAATGAATCGTAATATATTTTTTTAAAAGTGCTACCGGACAATGGTAAATAGAAAAGCATCTGATCCATGTCAGTTGTGTACTCTTCCATCTTTTCCATTAGCATATAGTTCATGTAATCTTTAACTCGGTCAGCTTGTAATTCTATAGGAGGGGTTTGCACTCCAACTATTTGAGTTCTAACCGGGCCATCAGAGGGTACTAATTCTTTGTAAGCTTGTGCTTGAAATTGTGTAACAGATTCCGCGAGCAACGGATGAGTGACATTGGAAGCACCTTTAAATGGTTTAGTTACTTCTCTGTACTTAACACCTAAAAGATCTAAACCTTTTATGTAAGCATCTTCCCAATCTTTCCTTGATTCTTTATCTTTTTTATAATCAGATACTAACTCTGTTGCCATACGAGACAACGTTCTTTCATCTATATTTTCTGCAAGGTTCGCATTAAAGTCATCTTCTATATTAGGTTCTTCAACTTCTTCACCTTCTACAGTTACTTCATCTACTTCATCGTTAATTATAGGTTGGCCTTCTTGAAGTTCTACTTTTTCTTCCTCAGTTATTTCAGGAATATTACTTTTTTCTACAGCCATATATTTATCCTTTTAGCCTTCCCATGGCTGAATAGCAACTAATAAAGTTTCGTTGCTTTGTTTCTACCAAGTTTACAGCTAGCAGTAACAGAGCCACCCTTGTTGTATTGCTTCATCATCATGCCGCCACCCATTTTTTTAGCGGGAGTCATAATTTTCTTTTTTAATTTTTCTTTAAGAATTTTTCCTGCATCGCTTCCGGCTCTTCCAGTTGGTGTTAGTCTACCAATTCTTTTAACTAAATTTTTAATTGTTTGTTTAGTTTTGTCAGACATTATTTTACTTGAATCTGCTCCACCACCTTTAGTAGAGGTTTTTCTAAAACGATTAAATTGTTGTTTTAATGTATCTATTCTTTTTTTATCCATATCACTCATTCTTGGAAGACGACCTTTAGGTCCACTTATTGGTCCACCTGTTTTTTTACCAAGAATTTCTTTTTTCTTTTTATCTAGAAGTGCAGCAGCACCCAAACCTAACGGCATTTTTTTTCCTTTTTTATCCATTAATTTTTTTCCAGCAATACCTAAAGCTAAAGCACCTAATGAAGCTTTTTGTACTTTACCTGGTTTTACTTGTTCGTCTTGAAGGCCCATGCCAGATGTTCTAGCTGCACCATATCCTCTTGTTGATTTATTCATCATAGCTCCTTTCTTTGCAGCTGTGTATTTTAATTTACCTTTTTTATCGTACTCTGAAATAGGGTTTTGTTTTTCTGTAATTTCTTTTTGTCTTCTATCTCTGTCAGAAGCCATCTTACCTTTTTTAGCTTTCATCATTTTAAAATCTTCACCAGATATTTTGCCATCTTTGTTTTTATCTAGTTTATGTTGATTGCCTGTTAGGCCGCCA